ATACATCGGCACAGCGATGGAGTCCAAGAACGAGAACTATCCGAGAAAGAACTGGTCGAGCCTGATACTGTGGAACTGTGAGCATCCTGATAACAAGGTGCTAGACCCTGACTTTGTGGATGACCACACAGGAAGTGAACTGCACAGATTCGAGTGGCTCAAAGACGATCAGATTGGTGAATTACCAGAGGAATGGAATGTATTGGTGGGTGAAGATCAACACAACGCCAAGATAGCGCATTACACTCTTGGAATACCAGAATTTGAGCATTACAAGAATTGCGCCTATTCTCAGGAATGGCACAAAACCAAGTCAAGGATGCTTAACGGGCTGATAAACATGAAGGAAAACGCTCATGCCTGATTACAGAGCATTAGCCCAAGCCTTGGGTACATCGCAATTAACCCCACAAGAGATTGAGCGCATGGTGGCAGAGCAAAGCCCCGCCTTTGGTGTATTTCCGCAGATGCAACCTTATCGGTCTCAGCAAGACATAACGGCAAGTGCCAATGTGCCTGTGGATGTGCTAAGAGGGCGTATTGCTGGCACACGGGGTTTATTTGGCGATGTAGTGAACCAACCAATACCAATGGTCAGACCGCTACAACTTCTTAGCCAAGCGTTTACAGGACAGCAAAAGTATCCTGATACAGAACATTACTTAGACACGATGCCATTAAAGTCAAACACACCAATTGGTGATGTGGCGGGAAGAATGGGCAGCTTTGCGCCAATCAACCCAATGCCTGCGGTACGAGCAGGGCAAAAAGGTTTAAATTTGTTGGGAATGGAAGTGGCTGACCGAGTAGCCACAGGTCAATCAGTATTGCCAAGCCTGCTAAAAGAACCTCAAAGTGCCATGTTTGCGGTTAACCCTGCTGACCAGATGGCACAAGCAGTAACAAAGGCAGAAGTGTCTCCGTTAGGGTTTTACTCTGCTGTTGAGCAACAAGCCCTAAAAATCCCTAGAAAACAAGGTACTGGGGATTCTTTCCTTAATGATCTGATGAAAGGTCAGGATGTTAAGAAGTACGAGATTGAGGCTATGGGTTTGGAAGATTACCTGAGAGGTAAGCCGAATGTGACGCGCCAAGAAGTGCAAGACTTTATTGCCAACAACCGCCTCAATGTGCAACAAACGCAATTGGGTGGAAAAATAGAAGAAGACTCATTAGGTATTGCTAAACGAGAAGAAATCTTTAATAAATATGAGCCAGAAATACAAGATTTGTATAGAAGATTAGACAAACCAGAATATGTAATGTATGACAAAGCAACTAACGAAGTTTTAAGAAATTATAATACTTATGAAGATGCTTTAGTTGACAATTTAAAACCAGATACTCCATCTGGCACATACATAAGACCTAAAGAAAATTCACGCGAATTACAACAACAATTAGAAAGTTTGCAAAATAAGCGTGATGTAGAGGCAAATGCGGCTTATACAGTACCGCAAACTAAACCTACTAAATACGACAAATACCAATTGCCAGGCGGGGAGAACTACCGCGAAATATTGCTGACTTTGCCAGATAAGAAAAATCAATTTCCTGATTTTGAGCAATGGATAACCAACAGATATGGCGGTGAGCAAGTTCCCGAAAATGTAAGGCAAGCTGCAAGAAAAGAATATGAAAGACAAAGTGCTGGATTGGGAATTTCTAGCGGTTATCAATCTAGTCACTTTAACGAACCAAACATCCTAGCCCACATGAGGGTAAATGACCGAGTGGACGCTGAAGGCAAAAAGATGCTGCTGATTGAGGAAGTGCAGTCAGATTGGCATCAAGCGGGGCGGGAAAAAGGATACCAAAATAAATCAGGACAATATGGTGAAAAGGTTTCACCAGAAGAATACAAGCGTGGCGTGGCGTTACAAAATCAACAAAGAAATCAACCTGGGCCATTAACGCCATCTGAACAAGCAGAATTAAATGACATTATGGGTAGGCATGAAGCATCTATTGCGGGTGCTAGAGTACCAGACGCGCCATTTAAAGACACATGGCATCAACTAGCCCTAAAAAGAGCAATCAAAGAGGCTGTGGACAAAGGCTATGACCGCATAGGCTTAACTACTGGGGCGCAACAAGCAGAACGATACAACCTCAGTAATCATGTTCAAGACTTAACTTTGCATGGAACTGGTGACAATTTGCGACTATCTGCAACATCCGCAGATGGAACGCACAAAGTTATTGATATGCAAGATGTCACTCCCAAAACTTTGCCTAATTACATAGGTAAAGAAGCCGCCCAAAAATTGCTTGCCCAACCAGAACCAAACCCAGAAAACCCTTATGCGGCAAGAAATCTGTTTGGGGTTGATCTAAAAGTCGGTGGCGAGGGTATGAAGAAATACTACGACGAGATTTATCCTAACTACCTAGACAAACTTGGTAAAAAATATGGCGCAAGAGTAGGTGAGACTAAAGTCAATACTGTCAAGGAACGCGCTGAAAACAGCATGATTCCAACCATGAAACAAGAGCCAGTAAGATACCTAGACATAACCCCAGAGATGCGTAAGGCAATCAAAGAAGGTCAGCCTTTAGCATCAATCGAAGAAGAACTTGCTAAGGCTTTAGCATGACAACAGAAACTAAAGTAGTTAAAAGTAGGAAGAAGGCAGGAGGGCGCACATCAGGAACGCCTAACAAGACCACACAACAGGCAAGGGAGGCGATTGCTTTGTTTGTTGATGGTAATGCACACAGATTAGCAGAGTGGCTAGATAAGGTCGCAGATGGCATTCCTGACCAAGATATAAAACCCAACCCTGCAAAGGCATTTGAGTTATTCCAAAGCGTAGTGGAATACCATGTGCCTAAACTTGCTAGGACAGAGATAACGGGCGCGGATGAAGGCCCAATCGAAATGGTGGTCAAGTGGGAAGGCGCGAAGTAATCATCCCCTACTCTCCGAGAGAGGCGTTCATGCCCTTTCACCAAAGGACGGAGAGATGGTCATGTCTGGTGGCACACCGAAGGGCGGGGAAGACAGTCGCGGCTATCAACGACCTGATACGCAGAGCATTGACCGAGGGTGGGGTGAGAGCACAATATGCGTATATAGCCCCGTTCAGAAGCCAAGCCAAGTCTGTGGCATGGGATTACCTAAAGTTCTATGCCCAACCCGTAAGTAAAAGCACCAATGAGAGCGATCTAACAGTCGAACTGGTGAACGGGGCAAAGATCAGACTATTTGGCTCAGACAACGCAGATGCCATGCGTGGATTAGGATTCAACGGGGTATACCTAGACGAGTATGGAGACTTCAAACCTAGCGTGTGGGGTAATGTCATAAGACCAACTTTGTCTAGCACCTTGGGTTGGGCGGTCTTTGGGGGTACTCCAAAGGGAAAGAATCAGTTTCACGACATTTACAGGGTTAGCCAAGCAACGCCAGATTGGTTCTTGCTACGCCTACCAGCCACAGCATCAAAGATACTGCCTGACTCGGAACTGAGGGCTGCCAAAGACCAATTGAGCCAAGACCAGTACGACCAAGAGTATGAGTGCTCGTTTGAGGCAGCTATCCTCGGGGCGTTCTACGGGGTGGAGATGCGCCAACTAGACGCAGATGGCAGAATTCAAGACCTCAAGTTTGATGCAGACGCGCCTGTTTTCACAGCATGGGACTTAGGCTATCGAGATGACACAGCGATCTGGTGGTATCAAGTAGTCAGGGGTGAGATTCATGTGATGGACTACTACGCGGTATCAGGCGCATCCATCGAGGAAATAGCCAATGTTGTGAACAGCAAAGGGTACAGATACACCAAGCACTTCTTACCCCATGATGCTAGAGCCAAGACCCTTGCCTCGGGGGGTAAGTCAATCCTTGAACAACTTGCTAGTCACCTTGGAGGCATCGGAAAACTAGCCATAGTGCCTGAGATCGGGGTGCAAGACGGGATACAGGCGGTAAGGATGATTCTCCCGAAGTGCTACTTTGACCCGATCTGTGATGAGGGACTAGAGGCACTCAGACAGTACCAAAGAGAATATGATGAGGACAAGAAAACTTTTCGTCAAACTCCAAGGCATGATTGGTGTTCACACCCCGCAGATGCGTTTAGAATGCTTGCAGTCGCGTATCGACAAGACAAGTCAAACGAACCCCAACCCAAAGGGAAGACTTTACAGACGATTACGTTAGACGAATTGTGGGATTTTGAAACTACACATAAAGAGGAACGTATATGAGCGCACCAGTAGCAGAAGTAGGTGGATACAAGAACATCACAGCAACGGGGGCGGTCTCGACAGGGGCTTGTCAACTTATCGGGTTCTATGTGAACAGCACCACAGTTGGAACGCTTGTCCTTAAAGATGGTGGCTCGGGCGGTACAGCGATGAGTGGCACGATCACACCAGCCATAGGATTTCACCGATTCCCTGCCAATGTAGGAACAAGCCTCTACGCCACTATTGGCGGTAGCGCATTGGATGTGACATTCTTCTACGCAGGCTGATATGTTTGAAAACGCCTACGATGATGGGGCTTATGAGAAAGATCAAGGCCCGTTTTGGCACGACCAACTAGACAAAGCCACCAAAGTCTTTGACAAGTGGGAAAAGCGCGGTAAGAAGGTAGTAAGACGCTACCGAGACGAGCGCGATGCCATTGAGATGCCAAGGATGAAGTTCAACATCCTGTGGTCAAACATCTCTGTGTTATTCCCTGCACTCTACGGACGCATGGCAAAGCCAGAGGTAAGCCGTAGATACAGCGACCAAGACCCCGTAGGACGATTAGCCTCTACGATGCTAGAGCGCGTAATCGAATATGAGGTAACTCAATTTGGTGACTTTGACTCTGCCATGCAAGGCGTGGTGCAAGACCGCCTATTGCCTGGTCGCGGTACAGCGTGGGTGCGCTATGAGCCAATCATTGTTAACGAACAGCCCGAACAGACGGGGATGCCAACAGGCATTGAGCCAGACGAAGGCGTAGAGATCACCAACACAGAGGAAATTGAGCGCGTTGACTCAGCGCACAGCCCTGTGGATTATGTCTATTGGACAGACTTTCTCCATTCACCAGCCCGAACATGGGATGAGGTGTGGTGGGTAAGCCGTTGGGTTTACATGACACCCGAAGAGGGTATCGAGCGTTTTGGTGATGTGTTCAAGAATGTCCCATTGCACGACCAGAATGACGATGTAGACTCCAAAAACCCAATGACCGCGAAAGCGACCTACGGGAAGAAGGCTAAAGTCGCTGAGATATGGAACAAACGCACAAAGAAGGTCTGTTGGGTTGCCAAGGGTTACCCCCAAGCACTTGACGAGCGCGATGACCCTCTTGAATTAGAAGGGTTTTTCCCTTGTCCAAAGCCTTTATTGGCTACAACAACCAATGGGTCAATGATTCCAGTACCAGATTACTGCGAATATGAAGACCAAGCCCAAGAATTAGACAACCTTACACAGCGCATTTACCTATTGGTGAAGGCTTGCAAGGCGGTCGGTGTGTTTAACGCTGAGTTCAAGGAACTTGGGCGGTTATTCACAGAGGGCGTAGACAACAAACTATTCCCCGTGACCGCATGGGCAGCGATGAGCGAAAAGGGTGGGCTAAAAGGCGCGATTGATATGCTCGATACGAGCGCAATCATCAAGACCTTACAGCAACTTTATCAATCCAGAGAGGTTGTCAAACAATCGATCTACGAAATCTGTGGAATATCGGACATTATTCGTGGTGCAAGCAACGCAAACGAAACCCTTGGTGCGCAACAACTCAAAGCCAACTTTGGTAGCCTCAGATTAAGGGCTACTCAAGGCGATGTAGCGAGATTTGCTACTGATCTGTTCCGCATCAAGGCGCAGATCGTTTGTAAGTTCTACCCACCAGAGTTAATTGTTGAGATGTCTGGGGTGATGAACACGCCAGAGGGTCAGAATCCGCAATTGTTGCAAGCTGCGGTGCAAATGCTTTCAAACAGCACGATTCGAGACTTCCACATCCAAGTTGAGGCAGACACATTAGCCCAAATTGACGAGCAAGCCGAGAAACAAAGCGCGGTTGAAGCAATTGAGGCTATTACAGGGTTCTTGCAAAATGGCTTACCTATGGTGGCTCAAGCCCCAGAGATGTTGCCCTTGTTTGGTGAGATGCTCTTGTTTACAGTACGCAGATTTAGGGCTGGTCGCAGTCTAGAGTCGGCTATTGAGCAAGCGATGCAAGCCTTACAGCAAAAAGCACAGATGGCGCAACAGCAACCGCCTCAACAAGACCCCGAGATGCTCAAGTTACAGTCTGAACAGCAAGCAGAGCAGATGCGTTTGCAAGCCCAAGCGCAGAGTGATCAGATGAAGATGCAGGCACAGGCTCAACTTGAACAAGCCAAGGCTCAGTTAGAGATGCAAATGCAACAAGCGAAAGCCCAAGCAGATATGCAGTTAGAGCAAATGAAAGAGCAGTTTGCCCAACAAGTCGCTAACAACGAGTTACAAGTTAAAGCCCGTGAAATGCAAGGCAAAGAGGAATATGAGCGTTGGAAAGCGGAACTGGATGCCGCGACCAAGATCATGGTGGCACGAATCGGAAGTAACCCTGGCGTTGATTTACCCGTCATTGAGGCCGCCTCTGCCCAGATCACCAATGAATTGGGTGGGACTATCGTTCAAGCAATGGACAAGATGGCACTCATGCACGACCAAATGGCTAACCTACACGGACAGACCATGCAAAACATTGGCGAGGCGATGCAAAGGCTTAACGCGCCTAAGAAGGTTGTGAGGGGTGCTGATGGTCTAGTCATTGGAGTAGAAATAGCATGAGCCTAGCCCTTGCTGATCGGGTAAGACAAACCTCTACCTCAACAGGAACGGGAACAATCACTCTAGATGGGTCGGTAGAGGGTTATCAGTCATTTGAGGTCATTGGTAACAACAACACGACCTATTACACGATTGCAGGCGGTGCTCAATGGGAAGTGGGGATTGGGACATATTACGGGGGAACTCTAGCGAGAACTACTGTAATTTCCTCATCCACAGGCTCAAAACTTGATCTTGCCACAGGAACTAAGGATGTATTTGTAACCTTGCCCGCAAGCGTGGCGGTAACAAGTGGCACAGATGTAACCTTAACCAAACTTACTACACCAACAGTCCAAGCCACTAACTCGGGCGGTTTATCCCTTAAAAACTCCGCAGGCACAACCCAGATCAGCATGGGTGGGGGCGGTGGTGACAACATCTCCCTAAATGTATCGACCAACCTAAACGGCACAAATGCTCAGATCGACATAAGCCCTACGGGTACGGGTCATGTCCACATCAAGCCTAGTGGTACGGGTTCAATCGAGGTTG